GAGGTGCGGTTTCGGCTGCTTTTGATAATGCCCATTGCGTGACTTTTGTTGGACAACGTTCCAGTTCATCTTTTCCTTCCCTCCAAATACCTCGCTTGTTTGCATTATGCCTGGCAAGTTTCGCTCCAGTTTTAAGTAGATACTCCGCATGAGCGTGAGCCAGTTTTCCTCTTTCACAAGCCATATCTCTCTCATCTGCTGATCCTTTCCTTTCAATCCAACGTTCCAAAGCATCTTTTTGTTCCTGGGGTGCGGTTTCTTTTAAAATATGGGTAACTGAATGGTATATATTATCCTTTCCATCTTTATATATTCTATGCGGATATATAGTACCTGAGTCATCACGTTCCAATGTCCAACGTCTTAGTCCTGCTAACGCTCCATGTTTTTGTAATGACCCCATTAATGGCTCGTAGATATACGTTCCCATTTTTAATATATCCTACTTTCAGATTTGTGCCAACATCTGTTATCACTTAATACATCTGCAATAGCTATCAATGCCATTTTGTCAGTACTCGATAACTGCACAAGAACGTCACTTTCTTGAGGAAACTCACAGTTCCATATACCTTCATCTTTAGGGTGATTGTATCCCCAAAACTTACCAAAGGTTTTATATACGGGCATATTACATAAAGCATATTTGACCATTTCTACACCAACATCACTTAGCACAAATTCAAACACTCCATCAAACTCTAAATGGTATGTTTTATTATCTTCTTCATCTAAATGAATATCTCGATTAGGAAATAGTTTTTCTTCCATAATTAATTATTTTTATTAAAATTGTAAGTTTTGCACGTTTCTGCAAAATTTGAAGTTGCGTTTTTATATCTTTCAAGAATTGAAGCAGCACTTCTACCATAAGGACTCTCTAGCTTTATATGACCTTTATGTAATCTAAAAGGAATACCTACAAGTCCATATTCAATTTCATCATGGATACCCCAATCAGTTTCATTGTCGCAATGCTCACAATAAAAAGCACACCAGTTACTATAAGAAGCTTTATTTAAAAGTTCTTTTTCTAAAAAGTAACCACATCTAGGACATATATAATATTTATCTAAAACATCACATGGTGTGCCAGAAAGCAATAAAGATCTAGTATCCCAACCGATTAAACCTCTAAACTTATCAAACTTATCATTTGTAGTTATATTAAAAGGTTTTATTTCAAACCACATTTCCTTATTTTGAGGTGTACGAACCAAAAAATCAGGAAGATATAACAACTCTGGGTCATACTTATGTGAATCGCCTAAAAAATAACCCTCTGGTTCATATTCCCATTTAAGTTTTAAACGATCAAAAAACATTGCCCATCTAGCTTCTAACCTAGAACGAAATGTAATACCGTTATATTTAGTAGGTATCGGAACAAGTGCAGTCATAATTAAAAATAAAGACTAAAAAAGAGGGTCATAAGACCCCCTATGAATGGCGATTATTCGCCTGGTGCAAATGGATTACCACCTGTCATTAACTCTTTAATCTCAAAACCTTTTTCTTTTTGTTCTGCAAAAGTGGCTTCAATTAAAGGGCTAGTTCCTTTTTTGCGTGGTACTACTCTTAAACTGTACTCAGTTTTAAGACCAGTTCCTTCTCTTGAAAGTACAAAATCCCAAGCAAGTAAATCAGAATAATCTTCCATTTGACTTATCTTGTCAAACTCTTTGATAATTCCTTTTTGTG